GGTGATCGGCGTGCCGGTGCCGACCTGCGCGCCCGCGCTGGCGAACGCCGCGCGCTGGTTCGCCAGCGCGTAGTCGCCCTTGATGGCAATGTCCTGCGATTTCTCCGCGCCCTTGTAGGCTTCGGCCGTGGCGTTGTTGCGCGCCACGGCCGCCTGATACTGCGCGGCTTGCGCTTCGGCTTGCGCCTTCTGCTGCGCGCCCGCCGCTGCCGCCATGCCGCCGACAAGCGACCCGACCGCAGAAACCACGGCACCGAGAACGCCGACGACGGCTAGGCACATGGTCCTATCCTGACACGCGCTGTCCGATGATCAGCGCGGTGAGAGTGAACGGCAAGGGTTCGTCATGCTCTATCACGATATACCTATCTCTATCCCACTCACCGTCGAACGGCAGCCGCTTGTCGCCGGAGAACAGCGGCACCGCCGTGTCGAGCGGCGCGTCGGCCGAACGGTACGGGATCGGGTCGAGCAGGTTGTTGTCGTGCATCAAGTCGGTGCCGTAGGTGCCGCCGATGGCGTTCTGCAAGCGCGCGGTGATTTCAAAGACGCGGCCAATCTGGCCCTGCGCGGTGCCGCCCTGCGCGCCCGCCTCGACGTGCAGCGTCCTGATGCGGCTCTTGAAGCGGTAGCCGACCGTGATCTTGGAGGCTGGGTTTTCCAGCGTGATCGCGCCGTTGGTCACGAACAGGTTATGAATAGGAACACCGTCCGCCAGAACGCTAACGTTCTGACCATTGAGGTGCCACAGCCCGGTGACCACAGTCGTCGGCGGACCAACGTATTGCAGCGCGTCGTCGAGGAAGAAGCAGTCCTCCAATGCCGACCCGTCCGGCAACCCCTCCTGTGCGACCTCGATGTGGCGCACGGTCTGCCCGTTGATGGTGCGGTTGACGATAAGCCACAGTTCGTCGCCATCGACGCCGGGAATGGAGGCGTCGTGTTCGGCGCGTCCGCTGCCGCCAAGCTGGTGGTGGTGCCAGCCGACCACCTGTTGGTCGCGCTCGTAGGTCATCGCCACGATGTCGCCATCCGCGCGCACGTACCAGATCATCAGGTCGGGGGTGGCAATGTAAGCGCCCTGCGTGATGCCGGGGGCGGTGATGTGCTCCGACAGGATGGTCAGGTCGGGCGCGACGTAGCTGTCGGTCTGGAAGTTATAGACGAACTCGCGCAGACGGCGTGCCGGGTTCTGGTTCCAGCCCTTGCGCTGCGGGAACAGGATGGCTGGACCGGCGCGCACCGGCTTGACATTGGCTATACCAAAGGATGTCTCGCGCGATACCTTGATGTTGGTTGACGTGATGGCTTCGTTCTGGTTGGAGGCCGCCACCGTGTACTCGCCCGAGGTGGCGTTCACCACCAGCCGCTTGGTGGTCGACATGTACTTGATGGCGTCGACCTGATCCGAACTGATGGTGTAGGTGTAACTCTCGTCCGCCTTGTCGCCGTCCTTGTAGTTCAGGTAGGCGTTGAGTTTCGACCCCCACAACGTCGTTGGTTTGTCCGCTGTATTGGCAGCCACCAGCCGTTGTTCGTGAAACGTGCCCGTCGAGGGATAGCCGCGAAAGTCAGACCACGCACCCTCCTGAAACTGTGAACTGGATCGACCGCCGTAGGCGGTGTAGGGCGTGCGATACTTGTAATAGATGTTGACCCATGCGTTCTGCGTGTCGAGCACGCTGGTGACCTGCACCACGCAGTAGCCGGAGTGCTCGTAGCGCATCTGCGCCACCGCGCCCCCGGTGCCGTAGAACACGTCGACGGTGCCCTGCGTATGCGTCGGGTAGGTCGCGGTCGAGGCCATCGTGTCGCCGCCGCCCGACACCACGTAATAGACGTTGCCCTTGTATTCCCAGAACGTGTTGTTGCCGACCGTCACGGTCGCGCCCGGTGCCCATGTGGCGTAGCCAAAGGTATCGCCGTTCGACTGTTCCCAGATGCGGAACAACGCCCCGACATGCGCCTGTGTAAAATAAGCGTTGTTGAAGGTCATCACCGCCGCGCCGGAAGCGGCGTCCAGCGACACCGCGTAAGTAACGAAGGTGTTCATGTCGAGGAAGGGGCCTTCCTCGACATTGCCAGTGGAGAGTTGCCAGTTGGCGTGGCCGAAGCGTTTGAGCAGCGCAATCGGCCAGTTGCTGGAAAACAAAAACAGCGTGTCGGCGGACTGCGTGAAGGTCATGGACGCCACGTCGGCGGCGGTGTAGTTGGTGGCGACTTCGTAGATGCGCGAGGCGATGCCGCCGCTGGTGTAGGCCCCGTACCCGCTGCCGTCGATATAGTTGAAGGTGTAGTGGTCGACCAGCGTGAACGTGTTGGCAGTCGTGTTCCAAGCCATGAACTCACGGTTGTTGAGTTGGTGCGTGCCGTGGACGCCTGTTATAAAAATGCTGTCGTAGTCCCGAAACCCGTGGCCGGGGCAGGTGACCGTGATGATCGGCCCAATCGTTACCGCGCTGATGGCATACTGGATGTCGAAGATGATGCCTTGGTTCTTGAAGAAGCGGATGTAGAACGGCCCGAACTCAAGCATGTAGGTCTGCGTGGTCGAGAACACGAACGGCACCAGTATGGCGTCCGGGCTGTTGTTCCTGACGCTCGACACGTTGAGAGTGCCGCCGCGCTTGCGCGCGCCGCCCTGCGGCAAGACGGTGACGTTGGTGAGTTCGCGCGCGCCGTTCTGGTACTTGGCGAGGTCGACGCGGCCGTACACGCGCGGGGATATTTCGCCAGCGGTGAAATTGGTGAGGATGGAATTGACGGTTGCCATGTCACACGTCTGACAGGCGATGCTGTTCCCACGTGCTCATTGGCTGGATGTCGGGCGAACCGTCGAGCGCGTCGTTGAACTTCGCGTCGGCGCTGATCTGCGTGTAGGCTTGCATGTACATCTTGATGTCGTTTGAACTGTCGGTGAACGGCTTGCACCAGCGCCACGCCAGCCGCGCCGCGATTGTTGCGACAAGGCCGGGGTCGAACTCAGAGGACGGCTTGCGTTCGACGTAGGTCAGGCGGAAGCCCTCGATGTTGCAATGGATGTAGTCGCCGTGGCGCGCGAACGGCTCGATGTTGCCGGTGGCGCTGTCGGTGAAGTCGCTCGACCCCTCGACGTACACCACCTTGACGAAGTTCGGCGGCACCCGGAACGCGAGGCTGTAGCCGAACAGCGGCGTGGCGTTCGGGTCCGAGGCCATCAGCGCCTGATTGCGGCAGCAGCGCCACGGGTGGTCGCGCAGGATTTCCAGCACGGTCGGTTCGTAGGAGGTCAGGAAAAGGCGGCCAGCCTTCGAGGTGCTGTCCGCTACCGCCAGCACCGGCTGGCCCAAGTCAATCAAAGCGAGGTTCGCAATCCCCAAGTCTGTCATAGGCATTGCAGAACCTCGCTCGATGCGACTGAAGGCCGGAGGGGTCTTCAGCCTTATTTCACGTATTCCATATTCCAAGAAATTGCGCCCGCCGCCGCCCCTGCGGTCGTCGCCACAACCACCACGTCGTACCAGAGGTTGGGGTCAGCCGAGAGGCCAGCGTCCTGCCACACCGCTTGGCCGATCTTTGAACCGAGCCGCCCGGTGCCGAAGGCTATTTCCGAACCGGCTTGGTTGGCCGCTGTCGGTGCCAGCGCGCTGGTGTAACAGGCCGCAGATACCGCCGCGCCGCCGTCCGCCGCCGTGCGGTAGAGGCCGACCGTCCAGCCCGCCGCCGCCGCCAGCGCGTCGTTGAACATCAAAATGGAAAGGATGCGCCATGACGAGTGGACCCGCGCGATGCGATAGGTCGAGCCGTCATTGTCGGATGCGGCCTTGGTAACGGAACCGACCATGTGGGCGGCCTTGCCTTCCGACGTGGCGTTGGGTGAAAGCGTCTGCACCGCTGCGTCGGCGTTGGCGACGCCCGGTGACTTGGCATTGACGACGGCCATGTGGCCCTCCTGTTGTGGTGTCGCCCGCCGGAATGACGAGCGTCCTCAATGTGCTAGGGGCGCAACGGGGTGGAAACCGTCGCGCCCCTTTCGATCAGATGCCCGGTCCCGCTGTCGGGGCACAGGTGATGATGCCGACCTTGCTTTCTTCCATGCGGGTCGCCCCGATGATCATGGAGTAGAACACTTGGGTGGCGTAGTTCTTGTCGGCGCGCTCGCTGATGCGGGCGGAGGCGTCCTTGCCGATGCCCAGCTTGAGGCCGGACTTGGCCCAGTACAGCACGTTGTCGTTGGCGGAGCCGTCGAGCAGCGTGCGCTGCGTGCGGATGAACTTGAAGCCGCAGAAGGTGTCGATCTTGCCCTCGACCAGCGCCTTGACCGTGTTGTAGTCGGCCGACGTGGTCTTGGTGGTCGACAGGATCGACGTCACCTGCCGCGCCGGTAACGCGATGTAGCGTTCCTCGTCGGCATCGACATCGTGGCTGTCGAGCATTTCTTTTGCAGCGAGCAGCTTCTGCACGTTGAGGCCCCATGATCCTGCCGCCGCCGCCGGGTCCTTCACCGTGATCGGGATGGTCATGGTGGTGTCGTAGGGGGTCTGCGTCGAGCCGTCGACGCCGGTCGATGCCACGGCGGTTGCCGCCACGATCAGGGCGTCGTCCATCGCGCGTCCCATCGCCCATGCCGCCGCTTGCGCGTATTGCGAGGCCGGGTCAATCAGCATCCTGACTTTGTCTTCTTGGTCGACGAGGTCGGCCCAGTCGTAGTCGACGAGCGCCACGCGCCTACGGGCGTGCGGGGTATCCATGCGCGGCGTGTCGGAGTGGCGCGTGGTCCTGATCTGCGCCGCGACCTGCCCGATCTGCTCGAAGTACGCGGTCTTGCCGACCACGCTTTCACTCTCGACACCCATCCGAAGACGGCTGCCCTTTTGCTGCGCGAGGTGCGCGACGTTGCCCTTGTACTGTTCGACAAAGGCGGTGGTGATGAAGATGGACACGGCTGTGCCTCCACAAAAATGGGTTGAAACGGTTCAACACGTTTTTGGG